CGTTGGTGTGCATGATCTTGTGTGGCGGAATACGGAACATGCGGGCTGCGTCGAGCACCCCCGACTCCCGCGACTTCGACACCTCGGCCTGATCGGCGTTCATTGTCACGGACTGATACTTCATGCCGTTTTCCAGCAGAATTGGGTCCGCGTTCTGCCGGAATTTCCGCATCCGCTCCGTCAACTGTTCCTTCAGGCGGCGGAATGCCTCATCGCCGCCCTTGCCGTTGAATGCGGAGTCGGTCGTAAACACGCCTCGGGTCTGGCCAAAGTTCGAGTACAGACTCTTCTGGTAATCGGCGATTGTCTTGTTCAGAGCCATCGTCTCGGTGCCAAGACTGATCGTGGAAAGCCCGTAGAGGCCATCCCAAAGCCGCGTCCTGAGATGGATGACCTGATCCTCGCTCAATGTTGCGGCAAGTTCGCCAAGCTGTGCCCGCTGGAAATTCGTGCCTGCCGTGATGCGGTAGAAAAGATCACCGGACTTGTCGTCCACAAGGATTTGCGTATAGCCCGGAACAATGGGGATCAGGCTTGTAACCCGGCCCCCGCGGGTCATTTCCTTGGCGATGAACGCATTCTGAAGCAAGGCCAGATGGGCCACCACCATCTGAACGAACTCGGGCCAGGTATGATACCTGTTCGGCTCAAGCGCCAGCAGCTCGGCCAGCCAGTGCTCATCGGGGTTGACGATGCGTTCGCCGCCATCCGGCAGCCGCTCCCGCAACTGCATTTCGGCCTTGGAAACGTCCTGGGCCAGAACATCCACGCAGGCCATGATCTCGTTGTGCCGGAGAGCTTCCGACACCGACATGGTTGACGGTGTTGTAAAGCCGAGCAGTTGTTCGAGATAGGTCCAGCCGCGGTCATCATCGCCCGCACGGACAACGAGATCGTCGCCAAACATATCGGTCTGAACCATCAGGTCAGTATTCAATGGGTTCCGCTCCATCGTCCCCGAGAAGCCCGCGCTTCAGGTAGGGGTTTGAACTGTTTTTCATCTCGTCAGGCGGGGCAATCCGCATGGCATTCGCCGTGATCGCCGCATCGATGCAGTCGATTTTCATGTGCGGCTGCGTGGCATCCCGCTTGGGAAGTATCTGGCCGTGAACGTCCCTCTTGCCGACGACATTGGCGGCGCACCATGCCGCTATCGGATCACCATTGTGCATCATCGTTCCAGATGTGACGCGGGCAAGAAACTCGTCAGTCGGTTCGGTGTAGGACTTGGCATTCTTCTTGAACACCTTGACCGGGTAGCCGTTGCCGAGCAGTTCCGTGGTGAACTGGTTGGCCTGGTAGTCGTCAACCCCGATGGCTTCCGGGTCGTATTCGTCACAGAATGCCTCGACATCGCGGCGGATCGCCGCCAGGTCCATCATCCCGCCCGGATGGACTATCAGATGGCCGTTCTGCGACCATTCGTGGTACATCGCTGCCGTCCGCTCATCGGTGAATGAAGGGGCATCTTCACAGAGGTAGCACCACCAGAAGAAGGCCACATCATTTCCGGACTCGAAACAGATAGAAACCACGGCAAGGTCGTTTCGTGATGCCAGATCGCAGCCGACCCAGCAGCGTTCACCCTTGAAGTCCTCCATCTTCAGGCCGGGTCTCTTGCAAGCCGCCCACTGGATCGGGTCGATGATGTTGCCGGCCTGCTTGACCCACACATTCAGGCGGGTTCGGAAGAACTCAAGTTTCTTCGAGTAGTTCTGCTTCGCTTCTTCGGCAAATTCCCGCACCACATCGGCGTCGATGGAAACGCCATAGTTCGGATTGCAAGCCTGAATGACACGCTCCGACATGAGCGCCTTTTCATTCAACTGCCCGTTTTCGGTGTAGGTGTCTTCCATATCGGGCGCGAAGATCAGCCCGAACGTGGAGTCCATGGTCATTTGCCCGGTCAACAGCCGCTCGACCATCTGCCATGTTTCGTAACCAAGACCGGATGCCTGCCGTCCCGCCGTCGAAATCGAGATCAGCAGCGGGTTCTTTCTGGCACCGAACGATGACCGCATGACCTCGTAGAGTGACCGCTCCTGGGCGTGCAGTTCTTCCGCCACAAAGAGATGCGGGTTATGGCCATCGTTGTGCTCACCGATCTTGGTGAGTTTCTGCAACATTCCGCCATTGCACCCGTAGGTGATCTTGTCGGCAGTCGTCTTGACCCCGAAGGCATCCTTGAACTCATCGGAGGCTTCCGCCATCTTCCGCGCCGGCTCGAACACCTTGTTCGCCTGGTCCTTGGTTGCGGCGCCGATGTAGCCCAAAGGGCCAACCTCGCCTTCGCAGGTCATGGCGTAGTGTGAGAGAACGCCGACGATGCTCGATTTGCCGTTCTTCCGCGGAATGAACACATAAACGTAGCGGACCAGCCTTGCGCCCGTTCCCCATCGCCGGAACCCGAAGACACCAGCCGCCAGGAACATCTGCCACGGCTGAATCTCGAAGTTCCCCTCGAAACCTTCGACCTGTGGCATCTTCTCCACGAAATCGCAGACATCGAAGACATGATCCGGGGACCAGTAGTAGTCCGCCTTGCCCGACTGCGCCGCTTCAAGCATCTTGAGGAAGCGCCGCGCCGCAAGCTGAACCAGCTTGCAGACATTGATTTTTCCTCGCGCCGCCTGTTCGGCATACCAGATGGCCATTCCCGGATAATCCGGGAACTCGCGGCCCTCAAGCCGGACGGACGGGAGGTTTATGTCGCGCCGCAAAGCCGTTTGCGGCGAATGGATTTTCTTGCGCGCCAGAGCCACGGGCATCAACCGCAGTGCGGTTGCTCTCATTTACTCCAAGGTTTTCGTACAGGCTGCGAAACTGGTTGATGGCCGCAGCCCGCACGGGTTTGCCCTCTCCCATCGCCTGGTGCATGGATTGCCACAGTGCCGCCGCCGCCTCGGCAACATCGCGGGTAAGGGACACCAGACGGCCCGCATCCTTGAGCACCTTGCAGAGTTCAAAGTATTTTTGCCGGCCAACATCGTTCAGTGGCATCGCGGGCTGCGGAATGTCGATCAGGACCGGAAACGGCAGAATCTTCCGGTCAAGGTAGTTCTGAAAGGTCTTCGCCTCATTGTTGCTGGCGCGAAGGGTGCCGCGGCGGGCGCGTTCTTCATCGCTGAGGTAGGCGCTCTTGCCCATGGGAGTTACTTCAGCCCGGCCGCCGTCAGCGTCAGCGCCGTGGCGCCGGAGTAGCTGAGAGCCACCCTTCCGTTCGCATTGAGGTAAGGGCTGATGTCCTTGATGTGGCAGAACGCCTCGCCACCGTTTTCAGTCACGGACAGAGACAGGTTTCCCTTTGTCCCTGCGCCATAGCCGGGAACATTGTAATTCACTGTCTGCACGACAATCGTCACGGTCTGCGCGGCGGTATGTCCATTGCGGAACCCGAGCAAAAGCTGGGTGGCGCCGGCCGGATAGATCTCATCCCCGCCACCGGCGGCGCTCGATACGGTCAGGGCACCAAGACTTTCTCCGATACGGTTTGCTGTGATCGTGGCCATGATGTTCTTCGCGCCAAGGGGACTGCCTGCTTTAGCTGGCAGCGGAATTGGCGCCCTTCCTTTCGCGGTTGACAAATAAGCTTGCGACGCATATATACGCTTCGTGACCGAGGCGCGATCCAGATATGCACGCAATTCCGGGGCTGTTTTCAGCCTCAAATATCACGTGGTCTGGTGCCCGAAGTATCGCCGCTCGGTGCTGACGCCGCCGGTTGATGCCCGGCTCAAACAGTTGCTCGAAGAGGTGGCGCTGGAGCACGATATCACCGTCCACGAAATGGAGGTGATGCCCAACCACGTGCATCTGTTCGTCGAGTGCGACCCGACGCGATCCGTTGCTGAGATCGTAAACCGCTTCAAGGGCGCGACATCCCGCTTTCTCCGCGATGAATTCCCGCATCTGCGCTCGCGCCTGCCCACGCTCTGGAGCCGAAGCTACTACGCTGGCACGGTCGGTCATGTCAGCGAAGCAACGGTGCGTGCCTACATCGAAAGCCAGAAGGGCCGGTAGATGATCCTCAGCTACAAATATCGGATCGAGCCGAACCGCACGCAGGACGCTGCGTTGAGCAAAATGCTGCGCGACTTCTGCCGATTGTACAACGCCGGTCTGGAACACCGTATCGAGGCGTACCGCAAGGGCGTCTCGGTCAAGGTCAACGAGCAAATCGTGACGTTGCCTATCATTCGGCGCGACATTCCCGATCAAGGCCGCTGGTCCTGCACCGCGCAGCAGCAAGTGCTGCGCAAACTCGACAAGACGTTCCATGCGTTCTTTGGCCGCATCAAGCGCGGAGCCAAGGCAGGCTTTCCGCGCTTCCGCGCTTCCGCGCGATATCATGCGGCAGACTTCCGCGTCGGCGACGGACTGACGATCCGCAAGTCCGGTCGCATCGGCATCGTCGGCGTGCCCGGCGAGATCAAGGCTCGATGGCATCGCGAGATGCCGTCCAAGCCCAAGAGCGCGATCCTGACCCGTCAGGTTGGCAAGTGGTATGTCGTTTTCCACGTTGAAGTGGAGACTGTCGATCGCGCCAGTCCGGACAGTGTGGGCATCGACCTTGGCCTGACCGCGCTCGTGGCACTGAGCAACGGCGAAACGATCGCCCGGCCGGGCTGGACGAAGCGCGCCGCTGAGGGGCTGCGCCGCCGACAGCGAGCGATCGCCCGATGCAAGCGCGGCTCGAAAACCCGGCGCAAGCGCGTCGCGGCGCTCGCCCGCTGCCACGCCCGGATCGGAAGTCGCCGCCGGGATTTCTCTCACAAGCTCAGCCGCAATTTGGTCAACCGCTTCGGCCGGATCGCCGTCGAAAATCTCAACATCAAAGGCTTGGCTGCCGGGATGCTCGCCAAGCATGTGCATGACGCCGCGTGGGCGCAAATCGTCTCGATGCTTCGTTACAAGGCTGAAAGCGCCGGTTGCGAGCTGATCGAAGTCGATCCGCGCGGCACCTCTCAAACCTGCCCCGAATGTGGAATTATCGCCGCCAAGACACTGGCAACCCGCGAGCACCGCTGTGAATGCGGCTGCTCCCTGGATCGTGACGTGGCTGCGGCAAAGATTGTACATCTCAGGGCTTTCGGTTTTCGGCCCGGTGCGGGCCTTGGTCAGTTAAGCGAGCCGGTTGCGGCCTAGCTTTGATCAGAAGCCGCCTGCTTTAGCTGGCGGTAGTTCACGAAGATGATCTCCGGTTAGGATAGCCCGATGGGGCGGACAGTAACCCCCGTCACCGCCGTATAACTCAGTGCAACACGGCCGCTTGAGTTGAGGTAGGGGCCAAGGTTTTCAAGGTGGACAAGGGCTTCGCCATTCGTGTTCAGTGAAATCGTGCGGTCAGCTTTCGTAACCGTTCCAATCCCCGGCTGGTTCACGCTCTGAACCTGCACGCTGACGGTAATGGTGCGTGCCGACGCATTCGTGTTGCGAAAGTGAAGGGCCAGAGACGCAGCCCCGTTCGGCGCGATCTGGTCGCCGCCACCAGCCGTCGAACTT